ACTAAGCTAAACACGACGGGCAACGCTGCTGTTGTCCTTCCGTTTCTTAGAGGCGGTCTGACAAAAGGTAATGCAACGACCAACTCCGGGCAGGTCATCATCCGTAGAATTACGGTATGTAACCCGTCCGGTACTATTGCGTCGGCAAATGTTTCCATTTCGACGACTGCTGATGGCGCAAATATTATTGCAAACGCAACCACTCTGAGCAGCGTTTCAGGTGCGGTTACGTTCCAAGATGTTGCGCTAAATGCCGGTAATGTTGCTGTCTCTGGTTTTACAACCCAAGCACTGTATGTAAACGTAGGCGTTGCTTCTGGCAATGACAACACCGTTGACATTCGTGTTTATGGCGATGTTGTATCGTTTTAAATTATGACAACCGTTTATGTGACGAACAAATGGGATAAACCCATTACCTTTAGTTTCGAATATGTCTGGTTCACCTTCCCGGTGGGCGAGACAATCGAAGTTCCGCTAGAGGCAGCTCGTCACATATTCGGTTATCAGCATGAAGACAAAGAACCGTTTATGGCGCAGTTGTCCATAATCAAAACAAAAGCAGAAGTCCCTGATGGGTTAAAGATTCTGCAAAAGATTTTGATTACAGACCAACCGCCCAAGAAAGGCCACGCTATATCCCCCGTGGTTGAAAAAGTACCTCTGCCTCCTGCGAAGGGGGTGGAGGGAAAATTCAATATTGCAGCTTGATATGGAACGTAAATGTCGCAGACTCTACAAGGGTACATTACCGAAGTCCGGCGCTTGCTGCATGATGCTAACGCCAACTTCTATACGAATAGTCAGCTAACCGACTATATCAATGGCGCTCGTAAACGCATAGTGCGAGATACGGGCTGTCTGCGCTCCGTCCAAACAATCACAATTCCCTGTTCTCCTGTCGCTGGTGGTGCTACACCTTATATTTGGGCTGAAGGGTTAGCCGTCAATACGAACGACTATGTTTTTTCCAGTATTTACATCTACAAAGTAACGTCAGGTGGCATACTGGGAACGCAAGTACCTCCCTACCCGTCAGGCACTTCTGTGTACCCGCCGTCAACACCGTTTACTGATGGAACTGCAACTTTGCAGTATGCCGGTAAGTGCGAGTTGATTAACTATGCGTCGTTACCAGCAGGATTGAACACGCTAGACGTTGTGAACATCAACCTGTATTGGGGAAACTCAAGAATTCCGCTGCGGTATATGCCGTGGACTGACTTTAACGCCAGACTGCGTTATTGGCAGAATTATGTTGGTACGCCGATTGCCTTTAGCATTTATGGGCAGTCAACTATCTATATCGGGCCGATACCCGACCAATCTTATACGCTTGACCTAGACACGGTGCTGTTGCCAGAGGATTTAGTGAATCTGGCTGATGAGGACAGCATAGACGAACCTTACAGTTCGCCGGTCAAGTTTTATGCCGCTTACACCGCCAAATACTACGAACAGTCATTTGGGGAAGCCGAGATTTATCTTGGTCAATACAAACAGCAAGTTCAAGCGGTTCAGGCATCGGTCTACACTCGGAGGATGCCTGACCCGTACTCTCAAGCGTACTAAGTCATGGCTGCTGCTGAACAAAAAAAGTCGTATGAAGTTGTTAAGAATTTTCGTGGAGTCAACACGAAAGCTAACCGCACGGCTATTGGCGATGACGAATTCTTCTGGCTTGAGAATGCGATGCCAGTTGGTTACGCCAACCTCAAGATTACGCCAACGTATCAAGCAGTCGGTTCTATCACTTTTACTAACGACGTAATTGGATTTTTCTCTGCAAATATTGGCATTAAAGACTATTTATTAGCTTTTCAAGCCGATGGTAGTTGTGAATACGTTGACTTGACGAATAACACTAAGTATTCGTTAGCTGCTGCGGGTACGTTTTCTGGTAGCGGCATCAATGTAAGCCAATGGAAGAATGAGCGTGTTCTAATTATTGACCCATCTAAAGGCTACTTTACTTGGGATGGGATTGACTTAATTACTATTGGCGCTGTTGGTTTTATTGGAATCACCAATGCTGGCAGCGGCTACACTAGCGCACCGGCGGTTGTTATTTCTGCGCCGAACCAAGCTAATGGCATTCAAGCTACAGCATTTGCAACGGTTACTGCAAATACTGTTTCTTCTATCACGATTACAGAAGCTGGCACTGGCTATACGTCTGCCCCGACAGTGACGTTGACGGGTGGAGGTGGCAACAATGCTGCTGCGATAGCAAGTATTACAACCTTTGCTAAAGGCACGGTATCCGTTTTTGTAACCAACGGCGGCACAGGGTACACGAATTCAGCAAATACAGTTGTCACAATTACGGGTGGCGGCGGTTCTAACGCGACAGGTCAGGCGGTTGTCAGCGGTGGCATTGTGACGCAAGTCATCATGACCAATGTTGGAACGGGCTACACAAATTCGTCAAACATTTCGGTATCTATTACTGGCGGCGGTGGCTCTAACGCTACAGCTAAAGCTATCGTCAACAAGGATGACAATGTTGCTGTTCAGTCATTCTCTGGTCGTGTTTGGATAGCCAATGGACGAACCGTTTTTTATTCTGTTGCTGGCTCTTATAGTGATTTTGTCTCTATTTCTGCCGGTTCTGTTGTCTTAACAGACGCAACTTTACACGGCAACATTGTTCAACTGTTGTCAGCCAATAACTTCTTGTACATCTTTGGCGATGACAGCATCAACGTCTTTTCCGACGTTAGGGTATCGAATCTAGGAACAACGCTTTTCACAAACACAAACGTCAGTGCGTCGGTGGGAACCAAATTGGCTTATGCCATTTTCCCGTACTTCCGGTCTGTGTTGTTCATGAATGATTATGGTGTCTATGCGCTTGTTGGTTCTACGACATCAAAGATTTCTGACCCTTTAGACGGCATATTTACCAATATTGATTTTACTACCAGCAATGTTACTTCTGGTCAGGTGCTTCTAAACAACATTCTGTGTGCTGCTTTCAACTTTAAGTACACGGGAGGCTTGGGTGTATCGGGTGACGATAGATACATACAAGCAATTTTCTTTGAGAAGAAATGGTTTTTTACAAGTGCGACCAACGACTTAAAACATATTGTGTCTGTGCCGGTAGACGGAAGAATTACGCTGTACGGAACAAATGGGAACTCTTGCATCAGGCTGTACGCCAACGACATGGCGGTCATCAACAGTTATGTTCAGACTTCTCTGAACCCGATGAAAGACCCGATTCGTACAAAACAAGCGTTAAAGATTGGTATTGAGGCAACACTTACTAATGCCTCAACAATTTCTGTGACCGTTGACTCTGAACAAGGGCAGAGTCCTGTGGTGGCGCTTGGTCAAGAAGCAACTTGGATTAACAATTTTTCTATTGTGATTTCTTGGGTCAACAATAGTTCTACACAAATTGGTTGGTTTGCAAGTTCTTCTGGTTACACGCTGTACAAGACTGACGCAAAGCAGTATGGCAAATATCTTGGAATGACCGTTACATCAGCCAGTGCGGGGATTGTTTATAACGGTTTTGAGTATGAACATGAATTGAGAGTGAGGTTCTAAATGCCAGTACCTAATACATTTGCTGCGGCAACAACTGCTATCCCGTTGTCGCAGCTAGACGCAAATTTTGCAACGACCATAAACATTGGTAACTCAGCCGTTCAGCTTGGCAATACTGTCACGCAATTAAGCAATCTGACTGTATCGAATGTCACGGTAGCTAATGCGGTTGTCGATAGCGTCAATGTTGTTGGCTTTATGGGCGTTCCCCAAAATAGCCAAAATGGTAACTACAACATTGTGCTTGGTGATGCGGGTAAACACATTTATCACCCGACGGCTCAAGCGGCTGCAACGTACACCATTCCGGCTAACTCGAATGTCGGATTTACGACAGGCACAGCCATCACGATTGTGAACGGTTCGGCAAACAATGTGACGGTTGCGATTACAACTGACACCATGTATTTGTCATCAAACGGTGCTACTGGTAGCCGGACAATCTCGCAATGGGGTATAGCTACCGCTGTTAAAGTGACATCGAATGTGTGGGTTATTTCGGGGTCGAATATCACATGACAGGCATTGTTCAAACGCTTATTGGTGGGTTCGGGGCTGCGGCTGCGGTAGTCACCGATGCCTATTTTTATTTGACAACACTGCTGTTGCCGGGAAACGGCACGAACGGCGCACAGAACAATACGTTCTTAGATTCGTCGAGCAACAACTTCAGCATCACTCGCAACCCGTCTACCGGCCCCAATGCTCCTACGCAGGGTACGTTCTCGCCGTTTAGTCAAACTGGGTGGAGTGTTTATTTTAATAGAGCTGTTTACACAGATATTTTCGCAGCAAGTTCGGCAGATTTTAATTTTGGTTCTGGCGACTTTACGATTGAGTGTTTCTTTAACCCGTCGTATGTTCCAGCTTCCGGCGATACAACTTTTTCCCGTTTATTTGATACGGGGCAGTTAAGTTGTTTCTTCTATAGCGGTAACATTTATCTTCGAAACGCTGCCGCTGCTGAATTAGTGACAGTTGTGGCACACGGGTTATCTGTAGGTGTTTGGTATCACTTGGCTATTGTTCGCTCTGGAACGACGTACTATATTTTTAGAAATGGTAGCCAGCTTACAAGTGGTACTGGAGGGACTATTACAAGTGCGAGCGCGCCATTTGTCATAGGGACTAACACATCATATAACCAGCCGTTAGACGGTAACGTTAGTAATTTCAGAGTTACTACTGGTCAAGCGTTGTACACAAGTACATTTACTCCTGCAACAACACCACTAACAACCACTAGCCAAAGTGCGACTGCATCAAACGTAAAGCTATTGACCTGCCAATCTAATCGCTTTGTTGATAACAGCACTCAAAACACAAAGACGATTTTGCTTGGTGATAACGGTGCTAATCCCGGTACACGGTTTGTCCAAGCATTTGAACCATTTGCGCCCGGAGTTGCGTATAGCGCGGCTACAGTAGGTGGTAGTGGGTACTTTGATGGGACGAGCGATAATCTTGTTGTTGGTGGCAATACAAACTTATCTTTGGACGCAGACTTTACTGTTGAGTGTTGGCAGTACATGACTTCAACAACTGGGACTAAAGCCTTATTAGCTAATTCTGGTAATACAACTGGAGCCGGAACTTTCACGTTGGTTTACCAGTCAGGCACGTCAACCCTTGAAATTTTCATCGGTAGTTCTGCTACATCAAAAGGTACTTTTAGTGTTCCAATTAATTCATGGCAACACATTGCTGTAATTAGGTCTGGTACAGGCACTAATAACGTAAAACTATATTTAAACGGAGTCCAGCAATTACAGTTTTCAGACAATAGCACTTACCTATTGGCTGGCGTGTCAGTTGGCGCATACAACACTAATGCAAACTATTTTCCGGGGTACATTGCAGGTGTACGGGTCATTAAAGGCCAAGCACTTTCTTCAGGCGCGTTTACTCCACCATCTTCTCCGGTTACAACTACCGCAGTAGGATGGACAGGAGCAAATGTCGCAGGTTCTTTAACGGGAACTTGCCAGTTGCTACTCAACTTTACCAATGCTGGCATCACAGACGCTACAGCAAAGAACGACCTTGAGACTGTAGGCAACGCTCAGATAAGCACGGCGCAGAGTAAGTTCGGCGGGTCGAGTATGTCGTTTGATGGGACGGGGGATTGGATTCAAACTCCAGCTTTACCCCCGGCTTTTCTTTTCCAAAACAATTCTGATTGGACAATTGAGTTCTGGTTTTTTACCGGAACAGGTACTGGAATTATGGGGATATTTGATACCTATCAAACTAACTCATCTCCATTTTCTGGACTTATCATTCAGATGATAAATGGAACTATAAGTGTTTATGATGGTGCTGCTAATAGAGCAACAACAACAACCTACGCAAATAGCACTTGGCATCACTTTGCTTGGGTAAATTCTAGCGGAACGTCACGGATTTACATTAACGGAACAAACGTGACTATCGGTAGTGTTACATCGTGGACTACGCCTGCAAATATTTTTAGAGCAAATGCGCCAATACAAATTGGTCGGGATTCGACACCTTATTATTTTAACGGCTACATTGACGATTTACGCGTCACCAAGTTTGCCCGTTACACCGCTAACTTTACGCCACCAACATCGGCCTTCCCTCTGCAATAAGGACTGACCATGCTCTACTCTAAAAACGGTTCTATCCCAAAGCCAGAGACAGACGGCACAAATGGCTGGATTGAAGTGCCTGACGAACCTGTTGCGCCTGAAGGCCAAGAGGTGGTGTGGGTATATCCGCCGGGGTGGGTTGTGCGCGATGTCATGCCACCAGTACGCGAGGGTTATTGCTGGGCGCATTTTCTAGACAGGGGCTGGGTTGAAATGCCATTGCCGGAGACTATAGTTGAGTTCGCGCCAATAGTTTCTGTTGATATGAGTTCACTAAACAGTAGCGACATTTCGACGCTAACAACGTCACAAATTTCTGCTTTGTAAGGGGCGGTTATGGGATTAAATGCTTTTCAGAAAATGGGCAACACGGTTACATTTATTGCTAACACAACTGCCCCGACCCCGGTTCAGGCTTCATCGGGAACCAATAATGGCAACCAATACCGTGTCATCAATACTGGCACGATAACGGTATTTATGGGCTATGGGATGACGGCAGCGGAGGCGACAAACAACGCAGCCATTGTTACTAGCTCTGGCCCTGCGTTTCCGATTTTGCCGAACACGGATGAGATTTTGACGTTTGTGCCGAATGCTTACTTTACCGGAACAACGTCGAGTGGCACGGCAACGATATACATTACTCCGGGCGACGGTCTATAAGGAGCAATCATGCTAAAGGTAGCTGGCGGTGTAGGGGGTGGAGGTAATGCGTCAGGCACAGTAACCCAAGTCGATACGGGTACTGGGCTGACCGGTGGCCCGATTACGACCAGCGGAACGATTCGCCTTGCAAACACGACAGTTACTGCTGGAACTTACGGCAGCAATGTTGTTGTTCCGCAAATCGTTATTGATGCTCAAGGTCGCATTACTTCTGCAAGCAATGTCACGATTGATGTCGGCGGCACTGGCACGGTAACGCAGGTCAACACCGGAACTGGCTTAACAGGTGGCCCTGTTACGTCAACCGGCACTATTAGCATAGCCAACACAGCGGTTACGCCAGCGTCTTACGGTTCTGCTAACACGGTAGCCACGTTTACTGTTAATCAGCAAGGTCAACTGACAGCGGCTGGCAATGCCGCTATCAATATTGCGGTAGCCAATGTTTCTGGTGCGGTTCCGAACACAGTCAATGTATTAGCTGTCGGTTTATTGACAGGTGGCGGTGCTTTGACAGGCAATGTGACGGTTTCGCTGACTGATGTGCCAATTGCTAACGTGACCGGCGGTGTCGCAAATACTGTCAGCGTATTGGCTGGCACAGGGTTGACGGGCGGTGGCAACCTATCAAGCAATGTAACGCTGACACTAGCTAATACAGCGGTAACAGCGGGAACTTACGGAACAGCAAGCCAAGTATCACAGGTTACAGTAGACGCTCAAGGGCGTATTACTAGCGCATCCAACGTAGCTATCGCAATTGCTAACTCTGCGGTTTCTGGACTTGGCACGATGTCTACGCAGAATGCCAATAATGTAACGATTACGGGAGGTACAGAGAATGCCGTGACGTACACAAACGCAAACATCTCTGGAAGCACTGCTTCAACTGCAACATTTGCAACAGCCAGCCTTCCGTTAATTCCAGAGGGTTACATCACGATTAGCATTAACGGTACTAACAAGAAGATTCCTTACTACGGAGTGTAAATTGGAAGGCCAAATGTTATTCAATTTAGTCGTTGGCGTAGCAGCTTTTTTCGGGGGCTGGACTTTGAACAACATTACTCGGATGTTGAATCGTATTGACGATGACATTCGTGATTTGCCGCACGTTTACGTCAGCAAAGAAGATTACAAAACCGACATCAATGATATTAAAGGGATGTTGAGTAAGATTTTTGACAGATTAGAGCATAAGGCAGACAAGTAATGAACATGAACACGCTTTCAATGGTTGAGTTCGGTGATAACGACTCATTGAGCGAGTTTTTGTTCGAAAATGGGATGCAACACCGGCTATTTCAGCAGGTTTTGATGGATTCTAACTTTGTAGTGCCGATTTACCCCCTTATAGACGCTGAAATAAGCAACCTAGATGACTGGTTACAGGCTCATCAGGTCGAGCATCAGGCGTTTGCGGGGCTGTTAGATTTGAACAATCCGTTCAATTTGTTAGATGTTGACTTCAATAATGAGTCAGATTTTTACGACTGGTTAGCCAGCCATTTGTACATTCACGAACAAATCGTGGCTTCTTTAGGACTTTAAAAATGGTTTCCCCGTCCCAAAAAAAATCTGATTTTTCAGCACAGCAAACTCAAGCGTCATTACAAGGGTTGCAGCAAGAGCTGAACCCGATGTCTAACCCAAAGGTTGCGGAAGCAAAGCGGGTAGTCATGCAAATGATGGAAGAAACGGGGTTGTCAGCGCAGGATATAAAGGCGCTTGGGAACGCAGCGGACTTGGTTCTTTACAACAAAAATTTGTACCCAATGTTTTTAGAAAAGGTTCGAGAGCTGGGCCAAGAGGATGAGAGAGTATTTGGCCCTACCATCAATTATGGCGTACTCGCTGTGTTAGCGACAGCCGCTAGACTAGTGTGATGGTGAAATTATGAGTAGAAAAAAATTTAAAAAAGCATTAAGAAAAGCGGGTGACTTTGTTGTAAATAACGCACCAGTAATTGCTGCGGTGATAACCATCGTTTACCCACCTGCTGCCGTTGCAATTGGAACCAAGTTGGGATTGTCTGGAACAGCCGCTGCCGCTGCGGGTGCGGCAACAATTAGCGCAGGTCTAACCGCATTAAATCCAAACGCTGAACCAATTGATATTGTGAGGGCTGGCGCTGCTGCTGGCGCTGGTACTTATGCTGGTGGTGTTGCTGGTCAAAAGGCAAGTGCGGCTGCTGGTGGAGGGACAGCAGGAAGGATTGTGGGGTCTGCTGCTGGCGGCGGTGCGGGAACAACGGCTGGCGCTATCGTTCAAGGTGCGCCGGTAGATGAGGCTTTGAAAGCTGGTTTAAGAGGTGCGGCGACTGCTGGTTTAACGCAAGCGGGTGTTGAGGGAGTTAGAGGGATATCAGCACAAGGCCCACAGCAAGCCGGTGAAGCAAGATTACGGGTTCCGGGTCAAAGTGAATATCAAAGAGGCCAGCCGATTGCTAATGCGCCAACTGTAACCGGTGCTACTAATCGCGTAACTACTGGCGGTGGGCAAGGGTTTGCCGGTGATACCAGTTCTCTTTACCGAACAAATTTGATTGCTAATCCAACAGAACTTGACCCTTTCAAGCAAAGATTAGCAGCGCCGGGGTCGCAATTTAGGGCAACTGAAGCGGGCGTTCAACCCGCTTACCAAACGGGTGAGAGTTTAATTACGCCGTCAGGTATGCAATCGGGTTCGTCTGTTTACAGAGACAGGCCTGATTTTGTGCCTCCTTCGTTGACAAGGCGCGAGGAAGACTTATTAAAAGAATCGTTGGGTGAAGCGTTTGGTTATTTGTTTAGAGGTCAACCGCAAGAAGCGCCAGATTCTCCGACTTCGACGCAGCTTGGCTCGACTAGACGTTTAGGAGCGCCGCTAACACAGGCTTCTCCCGGTTCACAAGCATTAGCACAGGCGTTACGAATTGGTGATGCTGGAGCGCCGGTATTTGGTGGCGAAAAAGAAGAAGGAAGAAGGTCAGGGTGGAACGTGGAATCGCTCCGCTACATGGGTAATTCGGAGGCTTAAATGGCAAAGCAAATTGCAAAACTGTTAAAGGCAAGCATTCAGGAAACTAGCGACCTGAAAGAGATAGCAAGAATGCTATCGAAAAAAGGTCGTGGTGGTGACACCATGCTTGCACACATTACGCCGAAAGAGGCTGCGCTTCTGAAGGAATCTGGTGGCGCAGGAACCGTCAACCCTGATACCGGCTTGCTAGAGTTTTACGATGGGTATGATGATTTCACTTTAATGAAATACGCCGGTGAACCCGATTATCAAACCGGTGGTTACAAATCAGCACCGCAATATTCTTATTCTCCTGCCGAAACCAGTTACGGGTTTGACAGTTTTGAAAATCCCGACGTTGCTTCTCCAGCAACATTTGAATACACCGGGGGATACACAGGGGGCGTTCAAACATTTGATGAATTGCAAAATAAAGCAGCACAGCAATATGCTCGTACCGCCGGAACTAGCCTATATCCGCGCATTGCATATCAACCCGTTTCGCCAGATGACACATATGAGGGAAGCCCTTACGGAGCAAGCGTAGAGTTTCCGGCTGGAATGTCAGCTAGGGCATCTTTGCCGCCAGCAGGAATGGACTTTACAGAATTTGAGGGAATACCGTTTGGGTCACAAGCAGCAGCGCCACCGCCTCCAAGTTTAGTTGATAGAGCTTTGGTTGGGCCAGCCAAAAAGACTTTTGAATATCTCAAAGAAAATGTAAGTCCTTCTGAGGCTTTGAGATTAGTAACAGCGGCGTATGGCGCTAGACAAGGCAAAAGGGCGATAGAGGAATCGCAGCGTCAGCGTGACCAATCTGTTGCAGAGCAAAAATCGTTAGGCGACCCTTACAAGCAAATGGGTTCGGAGTTGCAGCGTCAAGCTCAAGCTGGTGAAATGACTCCGCAGTCTGCACAGGCTTTCCAAGCCCTACGCGCACAGTTAGCACAGGGTGTTGAGACTAGGGGCGGTGTTGGCGCAGCGCAAGCACAAGCGCAATTAGAGATGTTCCGTAATAACTTGTTGCAAAACCAATTTAACTACGGTTTACAGGTGTCTCAGATTGGTGACCAAATTGCGTTGGGCGCTATTAGAACGGGTATGCAACTTGATAGACAGTTGCTTGAAGCAAATCAAAACTTCTATACAAATCTTGCCGGATTTGCTGCTGGCGGCATACCACAAGGTCAACAAGGTAGGAGATTTTAATGGCTGAAGAAACCAAAGCGCTGACATCTAGGCCAAAGGCGTTTAGTTTGCCAGCCGCACCTGACTTGGCTGGATTCAAAACGGAGTTGGGGCCAATTCCTCAAGTTGCCGATTACGAAAAGGTTGCTGGAGAACTAAAAACCTCTAAAGATATTGGGGCTGAACAAACTCGGAAACTCGGCAGATTAGAAAAAGCAGAGCAAGATATTGGCGCTGCACAGTTAGCGACACAGCAATTTAAAGCTGGCGCTGAAGCCGATATAGCGCGTCAGACCAGAGAAGGGGCGCAGGACATTGAGGCTGGCCTTGACACGATTCGTCAGCGTTTTCCGCATCCACAGTTTCATCCGACGCAAGAGAACGTGCAGAGCATGGCGACTCTATTTAGCCTGATTGGTTTGGTCGGCACAGGCATGGGTGGCGGCGGCAAGATGTCAGCAATGAATGCCTTGGTTAGCATGAACGGTATGTTAAAAGGCTGGCAACAAGGTCGTAAAGATTTGTTTGAGCGTGAGAAGGTTGAGTTTGACAAGAACATGGCTAGGATAAAAGCCATTCTTGATGATGCGTATAGAGATGCTGATAGGGCATACAAAACGCTTGCTTACAACCGTGAAGAAGCGCAAGCGTTGGCTGGTCAGTCTGTTGCGAAGTTGGGCGGTCAAGTTGGCAAGCAGATTCTTGAGAAACAAGGCATTGAGCGATATGTCAATTTCTTAGATGGCATTAAAAAAGATGTTAAAGAAACTGAAAAGCTGGCTTCTCAAGAAAGAATTCAAGCTGCAAAAGATTTGGCGGCTGAACAAAGACAGACAGCTAGAGATTTGGCAGCGGAGCGCAGACAGGCAGCAAGAGACGCGGCTGCTGAAAGACGGCATCGTCAAGACATGGAACAAAGAGAACGTTTGGCTGCAATTAAAGCATCCCAACCAAGGGGTCAAGGAAGCGCGGCAAACACTCGATATGCTTTCAATATGGCTGAAGCGTTTAGCCAAGCGGCTCAAGATTTGGTCAACATTACAAATATGCCTAGAGATACCGTCATGGGCAATTTTGCAGAGTTGGCTGGTAAATCTGGTGATTCTTTAAAACAAGGATTAACTGCCGCTTTAGGAAGAAAAATTACAAGTCAAGACGAACGTATGTTTGCTCAATTAGTGGCTGGCCTTGACCAAAACATGGCCCGTACACTAGGCGGTGGCTATGCTAATTCTGGCGCTAAACACGCGATTGAAGCGTACAAACAGCAATTACCAAGAGCTGGTGATTCTGCTGCGACCTCAGCTTTATTCTTGGCCCGATTCAAACAAGAACTTGGTATTTTTGC